TTGTTGTTCTATGCTTGCAGCTACTCCTTTTTTGCTTTGTAATGCAGCCTGGGCTAACGCAGTGGCACCACCAGCGCCAGATCCTGTAGCCCTAATTGTATCTAATGTATTTGCTAAAGCAATATCAGCTTCTTCAATTTGCATTTCTGCGGCTTGCGTAGCCACACCTAAACTTTCATATGGATTGCTTAATTGCCCGCTTAAATCCGAAGCACCACTAACATTAGTGACATCGCCATAAGGATTTATAATAGGTTGTCTATTATTTTCCAATGCTGTTATTTTAGCGTTTAATCTTCTTTTTTCATTAGATGCCGCTTTAGCTTGTTTTTTAGCTTTACCTCCGCCGATTAGTCCTCCTAATAACGATATTCCGGCCCCTATTGCTGCCGCTGCTACTACTCCTGCCATATTATTTATTTTTTTTATTATATTCCTTAAGAGTAATAGAATACAAAAAGTTTTCTATTTCATCTAAATTTTCTGTATTAGTTGGATTTTTGTGCACATTTATAAACAAACAATCTTCTACACAGTATATTAATCTTTTAGCCCCTTTTTTAGATTTTTCATAACAAGGCGCTATATGTTCTACCACTTCCCCGCAATCGTTAACAATTATTTTTCCTTTTAATAAAAACCAAAAATGATCTGTATGATGAAACGCGCTAACAACAATACTGCCAGCCTGCATTTCCATTTTTCTCATGTATAACTGGTCAGAAAAATCATGTGTAATAGGGAAGTCTTCATTATTGACTAAGTTTACGCCATCTCCGTAAAGCCCCTCTTTGTCATTGTTTTCTATTATAATATTCTCAAGGCTTTCTAACTTTTTATAAAATTGAGTTAATTTCATTTAATTTCGTTTAATACGAAGATACTACAAATTTAGATCCAACACTCCAAAGTTCTTTAGGTCCACCAACATTAGTTAAAGCATCAGTTGAAAAAGTAACAGTAGCAAAAAATCCTTTAATACCAGACATTTCATTACCCCATACGACTTCTTCTTCTCTTGCTGGGCTATTATTTATTAAGTTAGCAAAGTATTTGTTTTCTTTTCTATCAAAACCTAACCTATATATAACCCCGCTATCATTGTATGTTTGATTATAACTAGGCACTTGTGCCGTTGTATCGTCATAGCTAACCCAACCATTATTTACATAATCATATTTTTGAGCATCAGAAACAAAACTTGTTACTTGCCATCCATTATCTCCTTCGTAATTTACTGTCTGAAAGTTTTTAGATACAGATGAGTTCTGATTAAAAACAAAAGTTATGTTTGAAGGAGCATATTCGCCGTAAAAAGTACCTCTATTGTTTCCGCTAGGATTGCTATAATGCTCGTATATGGAACCATTCTTAAAACTATAAAATTTATTCTTAAGACTTGTTATGTATGTTGGCTTATATGTAAAGAAACTATTCCACCCTTTAACTAATTCATCAAACGTTAACGTTGCATAGTTAGATGGGTTGTCAACATTTTCTTGCCAAGCAGGCGTGGTTTGTAATGATATAGTATAATTTTTATTATGAATATCATAACCACCAACAATGCGCCCAGACTCACCTACGCTAGCCAGAGTGTCTCTAAAGTAATCCAGCATACCATAAGACGATATTTCTGTAATGCCGTCCATAGATAGCCTTAAAACGGCATTTCTGTCTTTATCTGTAAAGTATTTTTGATAACCATAAACAGCAAAGCTTTCTGGGTTTCTACTAATACCATAATTTCCAGCATAAGGAACTATTTGTCCTATAACTAGTTGTGTCGATGTTATTGCTGCATTGCCTTCAGCAGAATATATAGCGTCTTTATCTATTAAAGCCCTACTAACTTTGTTTTCTTGAAAAACTATTAAGTTTGTATCTTCGGCATATAACTTTTGTATTGATCCATTAACAGGATCTAATGATCTAGTAATACTTTCACCGACAGAAAATTGATTTGTATTGTTTACACCTGTTCTTGAATTAAATATACCAGAGTATATTAAAGCATTAGAACGATGCTGCTGTTGAGATTCATCTTCAACTAAATATGCTTTTACGCCTAAATCTACTTGTGTATTGTTATAACCCCCTCTAATTCTTGATTCCTCAATAAACCAGTTGTTATCTCCAGCTGTAGCAGTTCCAGGAAAAGCGCTTTGATACGGGTAACCGTTTGGCCAAACAACCTCATCGCTTGAATTGCGAACCTGTTTTAACCAAAACGAATTAAAGTATGATACTTCTATTGATGCTGCCATAATTTATAATCACTTATTTTTATAGATATTTAACATGTTAACAGCTGCATTCGTTTGCCCCTGTCACGTCTTGAGTGCCTCTTCTTTGAGAATCAATATCGTAAACATCGTAACAGTTGCTAAATACTCTTATGTTTTCTCCTTTGTTTAAATTATCTAAAGATTTAACGTATAGTTCTTGAGATGAACTAAAACAAGCTGGTTTGAGTATATAATAGTTATATACTGGAGGACAATCTTGCTCTCCTGTAACGGTAAATCCTATGCCTCCACCAACCGGATTTGCAACTAAACCATCTATTGTATAATAGAAGCCGTCTCCTCCAAGCACTAAATCGCGATCAACTAAGCCTGGTTGTTGTGCTGTAGTTTGTGTAGATCTAAATCCTGATTGCCCAGTTTCACATTTCTTTAATCCGTAGTATGTAGTAACATCAGTAACGCCGTATTCTACAGAAACTCTATAATCAGAAAGTGCTTTAACATTATTAAAGGTATACGAAACAGTTCCGCTAAATCCTGAAGATTTTGTTTGTGTATCCAAAATAACATCATCCTCCATAAACCTATAAGTGGTTGTATAAAGTAAACTGCTGTTTAGTAATGTAACATTTGCAGTCATTACGTTGTTAGCCGGAACATCAACAACTCTAGTATCTTGTACTCCGTTTGTTGCAGGACCTTGAAGCGTTTGATAAAATTTATTAAACTGCTCCCATTCCAATACCCATTCTCCAGCGTGTGGAGTTCTTAAATTAAAGTATCTTGTTGTAACTTGCAATAAACCAAAAGTAACTTTTAATTCGCAAGGGTCCGAAGTTAAACCCCCAGCATCTTCTAAATTAACTGTTATTTGATAATTACCTTCTTGTTCTGCGGTACCATTAGGGTTTGTTAAAACACCAGAAACTTCATCTATAATAAACAAGTTATTGTTTTCAATAACCTCTCCGTTATAGCTAACGCTTGATATGCTCCAAGTTAATCCTTGAGTTGAGTCCACTAAAGATCCATTGTTTCCTTGGAAAGTATAAATAGTCCAAGGATCATTTAAATCTACTCTATTTAATAATTCTGTTACACAATTTGTAATTGTTGGGGCTACGTTTTGAACCGATCCAGTAAATTGTAATTGTTCTGTTGTACCTCCAACTACATCTTGACAATTAATTGTAAATGTAAAAGATCTATTGCCTAAGTCGTAAGACGAGTTCGATCCATAATAAAATAAACCATTTGTGGCTATATCAAATTGATATGCTGAATTTAGTGTTTTAGATAGTGTAAATTCATTGGTTCTATCTACTCCGTTGCCATCAATAACAGAACTAAAACTAAAGTTTACTTGCGTAGTTATTGGGACATTACTACTATCTTCTGTAAATCCACCGCTAACTACTTTAGTGCCTGACGTCATTCCTTCGTTTTGATTATACCCGCCATTTAAATTAATAAAGTAAGGCCCAACAAATCCAGAGTTTATAGCTTGATTTAATTCAGATATTAAACCAGTTGTACTAGTTTCCCAATATATATCTAATAAAGATACAACAGGAGAAGTTTCGTAAACACCCAATGTTACATTGTATGTAGCGCTGCCTATTACACCTATTGATTGTTGCGTACTAACTCTACCTATAAGCGGATTAGTTTCACTTTGGTAAAATTCAGGATATACTAAATCTACACCTTGGGTTTCATTGTAATTAGTGTCATTTACAGTAGATATTGAAACAACTGTATCAGACAATATGCCAGGTTTATATTGCTTATTTAAAGTAGAATCCAAAGGATCTGGCGTTACTCTACCAAATATTTGAACACTACTTCTATATTGTCTTTGGTCAGGCCCAACTTCAGATAAATCTCTTGGAATTTTGTTTATATTATCGTTTATTAATACGATGTTTGCTGTTTGATCTATTTCGGTATTAAAGTTTGTTGTTCCACTTGGGTAGCCATTTAAAATACCAGGCAAAAATACATTATAATAATCTTGCTCTTGCTGTCTAACGACTATTTTGTATGAGTACCACCCCAATGGATTTGTTTCACTATATAAACCAGGATAGCCAGCTAAATCTGATCTTTCGCCTAAGCACAATGAGTTTACGTTTATATTGCCACATGGTATTGCTTTATTAAATAGCACCCTAAGCCCATATCCAGGCCAATTTAAAATATCACTTAGAGAACCGTTATAATACGGTAAATATATAGTAGAACTGCCATATTGTACTCCTTCTTCCGCAGTTGCGTCTGAGTTTTTATCTCTAGATGACAATATAACAGAAGATTGTCTACCAAATTTATCGGATAGAACTATACCAATTTGATAATTTCTATTTTGTTTAGCAGTGTGATTTGGATATTCTATCTGGCTATCTTGTAGTTTTAAAGAATAACCAACACCGTAATCTATAGATTTAGGCGGCGACATTCTATTATAAAAATTGCCATATATTACTCTATTGCCTGAAACTTCTTGAGCTAATGCTTTAACAGGCACCATATCATACACCCTAGTTGTTTGATCAGCTGGCAAAGTTTTATATGGTTTTGTAGATATATAAGTAAAATCATAAACAGTTTTATCTACATTTGACTGCATTTTTGTTAAAACGTTATTTATAGGAACAGACTCTACTACTTTTATAGCTAAACCATCTGATTCTTTGTATAGTATTTCTAAATCAGTTATATGTAAATCACTATCTGGATTTGTTGTTTCAAAAGGTATATTTAAACCTATTTGGGTTACATTGTTTTCAACAAATTGCACTATAGTACTTCTATAGGCTTCATCTTGATCTCCATTTAAAAAATAACCTTGTTGTTTAGGTATAAAACATGGCTGTGTAAACGGAGCAATTATAGAATATTCTCCATCATCAAACTTATACCTATAACTAAATCTTACGAATTTATCTTGTAAAAAGTTTGGATCACCAGCCCAGTTAACGTTGTAATCAGGATTAGGAGTAGTATCATCAGGCATAAACTCTTGAGCAGGATTTTTCATGGTAGATTCTAGCGGCAGACCTTGAGCTATATTAGTTAGTTTTATAGCTTTTAATGGAGCTGGTTTGGCTACGGATATTGTATCTTCAGAAACATAATAAGTTGGAGTTAGCGAGTTATTTGGATTAGCTAAATCTACATTTATTTTTCTTGGTTGATTTCTATTATCTGTAAAAAACAAAAGATCTTCAAGTATATTTACGCCAATAATAGAGTTGTTTTTAGCAAAGTTTAAAAACCTACCTTGAACAAGCTTAGTATATATTTTTGTAGACGTGTTGTATCTTGATATAATACAACTTGCATTTGATGGCGCAAAGTTAGATATACCACTAACAGAATTATCAATATAATCTGTTAAAAATAAATAAATATTATTAGTAGAATTGTCAGATAAAAATCCTATAACATCTATATTAGGTATATTTAATACAGTAGAAGATATAACAGAGTTACCTAAAATATTTTCTAAAGCACCAACATCAGAACCTTCTGATCTACTTATAGATATATTTTGAGCATTTCTATATTCTCCTGTCGGAACAAGTCTGTCATCCAGATCCTTGTTCATTTTAGATTTTATAAAAGTATTTTGAATATCAGCCATTTAACTAATGTTTAATCCATTTAGATTTACCTCTCATAACTTGAACAATCTCGCTAAGTTTAATGTTGGATAATCTTATTTTAGCATTTCTAAGCGCAGCAGATTTATCTCTTTTAAATCTTTGCACAACATATTCAGGCTGGTTAGCTCTTGTCGCCAACACGCTATATACTAAATGCAAATACATAGCTTCTTCGGCCATTTTAGGAACCTTAGTGTCCATGTCATAAGCTAATCCGTCAGATACGTATTCTAATATAATTAGCTTGCCTACTAAATCACTTGAGAAAGATATTTTGCCTTCTCTTTCATTTATAGTAAACCATCCATTTACATTTGCATTTTGTGGATCTAAGCCGTATGCTCTGCCGTAAAAGTTTCCGTTATCCCAATATTGATTGTTAGGATCCAATCCGTTGTTATAATCTTCTAATGAAGCTATATTGTTTATTAATCTAGTATTAGCTGTATTCCATCTTTCTTCTGTTATTGAAGAACCCTGTAAATTTGACTCGTCAAAATCCTGTATAGGAGTTCCTAAGTTGTCTTGTAAGGGTGTTGTGTATGGATTACTAGTTAGTTGCGTAGGATATATTTGGTGCTTTACGCCTAATCTATCAACCCAAGACATTTTAACATAATTAACAAAGTCTTGCGGTATAATAACGCTAAGGCTTGGTGGTATGTTTAATTCTTGTGATTTAATGCTTTTTAAAGTATCATAGCTAAATTCTTGCAATCCTCTTTTGGCATGAAATACAACATCTGTTCTTTTAACATCTAAAATTAATTTACCAGCCCCAACATAAGCAACCAAAAAGTTATTAATAATATCTTTTAAAGTTACATATTGATAGCCTCCGTAATTATTTTCTACTGCATCTCCAAAAGCATCTTCATTTCCGTAGTTACCACCACTATTACTTTTAAGCTGTATAACTAAATAACTATTTGCAGCCAAGCCTGTAGCTAGTGTAATAATATTATCTGCAACAGTATAAGGCAAAGTGTATTCTCCAAAAGTTCCAGGCAAACCTAAAGCGCTTGTATATAATACAAAATTATTTAAATCGTATTCTGAAGTATTAGGGCTATAAGACCCAAAAACTAAGTCTGTATTAAATGTAGCAGCAAAAGATGTTTGATTACTAGTTGTTGTAAAACTTTGAGATCCAGCATAATACTGGCTATTAGTTTCGGTTATTAAGCCGTTATTTGGTTTTGCCATAGTTTATTAGCTTTTTTGATTTACTTCTTCTGCTTGCGCTTGTTGAGCTGCAACCTGTACTATTTGAGGATCTTTAATAACAATGCCCATGTATAACAATACATTGGTTATAACACTTGTTTGTTCTGTAGCATCTAATTCAAATTGAGTAGATGTCGCTGCATCATATATATAAGGACCAGAAGTCCAAGTACCACCGCCTAATTGCTGGTAGCCCCAAACAACATTAGCCGGTTTCCTAATATAAGATACCGTAATTTCAGAAGCTGTAGTTATTGTTTTTGGATATACATATATACGCGGAGGGTTTGTAGTAGTGCCATCTTCATAGACGTATATAGGATAAGTTGTAGTTGGTTTTGTTAAAGGAGAAAGATTAATATTAAGAAGTTCATTTCTTTGAACTCGCTGTAATTCTTTTTCATCCTTATAAATCACAGTTCCAATTCTGTGTGTATCACTTGGCGGCAAAAAATATCCAGCTGCATTATAAGTGGAATCACCTATAGTTTTAAAAATGGATATGTTATTGTCAATGTTTTTTTGGCGATCAGCATATTCGCTGTCTACCTGAGGCACTCGTAGTTGCTGGTTTAAATCTTCAAAATACTTTTCAAATATCTCAAGTTGAACCTGCGTACTTATTTTGTTAAACTCATTGGGAGTAACATACCCCCTCTGCTCTTTGTTAAGTATTAACAAAACCGTTTTGTAAACTGTATCTACGTTTATTGCCATTTTATTTTTTATTATAATATTGGGGAGCAAAGTTAATCACTCCCCTATATTAATATTACGTATTATTTCAATTTTTTTTCTACAGACTTAAAGACTTCTACGCCTTCGTCAGTCTTAAAGAAAGCAGCCATAGCTGAATACGGGTTTTCATCAAAAGGAACAGTCATTAGTTTTGCACCATTTGTGCCCCAAGTAAATGTTCTTTGATCTTGTGAAAGTCTAATAATACCCAATTCACTTGCTTTAATAGCAAAGTTTCTTAATTGTACATTTTCGTCATTAGCCAACTCTAAGAACAATCCAGGGTTTTTCCTGGCGAATAATATAAGATCTCTTTTAATCTCCTTAGAACCCATGCTAGATACCTTAGATCCAACCTCAACCCTTAGAATTGCTTCAGCTTGGTCAATATCTATTGAAACCGCAGCGTTTAGCGCTTCTATTTGTAATTCTAAATCATCTAATTCATCTTCAGCTACTAAAACAGCATCAAATTCTGCATATTTTTTATTTAAGCTTGGGTGATATAATGATAATAGTTTTTGTAAATTTTGTTTTTCTTTAGGAACGAATAAAGTTCCGTTTGTAAACATCACATGCCCTAATGTAGCTTCTCCTTTTTGTTCATCTACGAACGGAGAATTTTGATTAGTTGCATATCTAACTTCTTTTTGGTCACCAGTTTTAGTGTCAAACCATAATAAAGGGTATCTAGACGTATGCTTTGAGGCTAATGTAAAAGTTAATGGAGCGTGTGCTCCTCTTAAATAATACGTTCTGTCTTTGATTTCCCACTCTGGTTTAACAGGTGCTTTTGGTGATTCAACTTTTTTTGTTTCTACCATAGGTTGTTCAACAACCATTGTTTCTTCAATTACTTCTTGTACAGAAGCTGTAGCTTTTTTAGCCATAATATAATAAGATTAAATAATTTATAAAAGTAAAAATTACCCCCGAAGTTACATCGAGGGTAATAATTACAAGTTGTTGTTATGCAGATGCAGTAAACAATACGAAATTGTTAGCTGCTTGAACTACTAAACATCTTTCAGATAGGAAGTGTACTTCCATAGCATCAAGATCAGAAGTATAAGCTCCACCTACAGAACCAGTGATCCAAGATTTCATTCTTCTATCGTCAGCTTGAGAAGCTCTGTAACGAACGTGTAAGAATGGTCTTCTGATATTTGATCCTAAGATTTGGTCATATACAGTAGATGTTCCAGCTGGAACTAAGATTCCATCAATTCCAGAACCTGCTCCTGTTAAACCTCCACGAGTAGAAGCATCATTTAAATATTTCCAGTCAGTCTTGTAGAAGTCATAAGAACCTCTTCTGAATCCAGAAAAACCTAAGTTTAACGCCATTTCTTCAGAGTTTTCAAATAATCCGTAAGCAGTACCTCCAGCAGCGCCTGCAGATAAGCCCGCAAGCATATCATCAAATCCTAAAGAAGTTTGTCTGTTTAAGAATAACATGTTTTCTTCAATCGCTCCTTGAGTATCCAAGTTTTTAAGGATGCTATCAAATTCAACTAATCCACCGATTCCAGCAGTAAAGTTATTTAATACGTTTCCTCTTGCTTGTACGGCAGCGAATAAACCTTCAGTACCTTTAAGACCTTCAACAGTATCCAAAGTAGAAGTTCCAGAAACTAATTCCCCTTCAACTACAGACATTTCTAAGTAATCTTCAAAACGTAATCTAGTTTCAGATTCAGCTTTTAAATACCATAAGAATCCAGAAGCACCATCTTCAGTAGCAACTTCAACCCATCCAATCTGAGCAGTGTCAGAACCAGAGATAGCATATTTCTCTTTGATGATGATTGGAGAGTTAGAGTACTGAGTGAAAGAAGGTGTTACAGACTTAATGTCAGCATCACGTGTTCCTTTTTTGTATTCAGAACCATATACGAAGATTTTAAGAGCTCCTGCAGTTGCAGTAAGTCCTGTCATATCAGCAGCAGTATAAGGCTTAACTTTAATAGTAGCTAAAGTAGGCGATGTATTAACGCTATCTGTAACAAAAACTTTAAGGTCAGTTCCTGTTGCAGGATCCATAACTACTAAAGTTTGGTTTATAGAAATAACGTTTTGTACAAAGCCGGGTCCAGCAGTTGCATTCAATGCAAAAGTTAAAGTGGTTTCTGAGGCTTTAGTTACAGCATCATAAGCGATATGTAATCTGTTTTGCTCAGACCATATGACTTGATCAGAAGACATTGGCATTTCAGCTCCAACCATTTTTAAGAATCCAGATAGGGTTCTATTTCCGTAGCGTTCTACTTCTGCTTCGTAAATTTCAGGTAAGTACTGTTGTGCGAAATCATTTCCTGATCCGTCAGTAAAGTTTAAATAGTTTGACTCAAGAGTTTGTTGCTTTTGAGACGGTTTGATAGTTCCAAACGATGGAATTACATTTGCCATAATTGTTTTGTTTTAATTTTTAAAATCTTTTTGTTTTAATTTTTAGTTTTGAAGAATCAATCCCGCTTATTGCTCTGACTTTTAACCCATTAATAAAAACATCTCCAGCCGCTTGTTGCCTTGGAGCAGATGACGGATTTTTAGAATTACTGATAACTTCTTTTACAGCATCAGCTTTTCCTTGTTCATAAAAATGTGTTGCTATTTTGTCAGCATTAGCAGCAGCGTACATAGCCTTGTGATAACCTTTTGTATCCGTAACATTTCCTTTATCATCCAAGAACTTCTTGACTATGTTGTTAATGTTAGATTGGTTTTCACCAACTTGACTTGGGTTTTGTACGCCATATCTAAACTTTTTTTCACCTAAATTAAAATCAAAACCTTTGAAATCATCATTTAGCAATTGTTTAGTGTCGGCTTTAAACCTTTCGTGTTGTTGAGCGGCTGTATTTTGCTCTTCGTTGTATCGGCTAAAAAAGTCCATTGCTTTTTGTTGCTCTTGTGTCGTACTAGGTCTCAACTTGATTTCCTCGTAATATTTAGACTTAAGAGTTTCTAAATAGTTTTTGGCTTTTGCGGCTTCTTCTTTAAACGCAAGTTTCTTTTTTCTTACGTCTCTTTCTTCGTCCACGTCTTCATCATAACTGAAACTGTCTTCCATAATGAATTCAATTTCTTCTTGATCAAGATGTGGCTTTGTTTTTTTATAGTATTCACGAAGCAATGTTGATTCATTTACGTTCGTGTAATCTGCGTTTAATCTAACGTAGTCGTCAATGTTACCACCGGTTTCCTCCATAAAAGAAACTAATTTCTCTATGTTCTCAGGTAAAGCTCTACCGGTTTCTTTTGCTTCAACTACAGCTTCTTTGACTTCCTCTGTAAGTTTTTGAGTTTCCTCCGCAACTTCTTCTTCTGTTATTTCTTGAATTACTGAAGGCTCTTCTTTAACATCTTCAGCGGGAGCATCTTTTTGTTCGGAGTTTCCTTCGACCACTTCTTGCAATTCCACTTCGGGTTGTTCTGTGCGTAACACGCTTTCATCTGTGCTTTGCTCTTGAATGGCATCCTCTTCTTTTTTAGGTGTTAGATCAACTTTTGTAACACCTTGCGTGTCATTTAGTTTTTTCATTGCGGGTTTTTTCTTTTTTAATTTGAAATCCCCCTCTTGTTTTACGATTTCTGACATGATATGATAATATATAATTAATTAATTGTTCCTATCTAGGCGAAAACTGCTCTAGATTAAATCCACCAAGGCTGTCGTTTCCTTGAGATTCAAAGTTCTTTGGTAATAAATCGTTTTGTCTTTGATCTATTAATTCAGATTGTTGTGTACCTTGTATTTTTACACGTTTGTCTTTTCTATCTTCTATTTGTTTTTCTTTATCTCTTTCTGCATTAACTTTAATTTGCGCTAATTGCATTTGATAATTAAATTCTTCTGCCATAAGCTCTTTTTTAATTTGAGCTTCGGTTTGCATTCTTTGCATTTCAAACTGTGACTTAGCTTGCTCAATACTAACTTTTTCTTGAGTAAGAGCTTGTTGTTTCTGAACTTCCGCAAACGCTGCTTTTTCAGCTGTTTCCGCGTTGGCCTGTGCTTGAGCTTGAATATTATTTAATTGAGCACGTTCTACTGCTGCTTGCTTTTTCTTTCTTTTTAATTTTAAAAATTGATTAGCAAGTTTTAAATTCTTAATTTGTCTAATGTCAATAGCGTCTTCTAAGTCAATGCCTCCTGATTGTAAAGCTATTTGAATATTTTGTTCTACTTGCGCTTTTTCTTCTTCGTCAGGTTCTAATTCTAAATAAATACCAAAATCATGTAGGTTTAAGCTTTTAATTTCTTTTAATGTTTCAACATTAAATGTAGATATGCTATTAGCCAATGAATTAGATGTTAAAGCAAAATCTAAACAATCAGCTATTCTAAGAGATATATTTTCGCAAGTTTTTAAAGTTAAATATAAACTTGATTGTAATATATGTCTTGTAGCTACATTAGATTGATTAGCAGCCATTTTTTGTAAACCTAATAAAGCGTCTTTATCTGGGTTACTTCCATCCCTTGCTTCATTTAAACCAGTAACATCTCTTATCATTTGCAGATAGTAGTTGTAAGTGTTTATTAAAGAAGCTATTTTTCCTTGGCCAGATGATGACGCTAATTCTTGAACAGGAACTTTACCTCTATTCATTTCGCCATCCTGTGTTAATGATCTACCAACAACACTACCAGTTTGGAAATACATATTTAATGCTTCTGCTGGATTATAGTTTGTTCCATTACCAAGATCAACTTCTGCTAAACCATCCATATCTAAGAATACTCCATCTGGAACTATTCTTGACATAACTTGTTGTAGCTTTAAATGCGTTAATTGAATCATATCAGCAAAACCAGTAATTTTACTTACTACAGATTCAATTCTGCCTTTATACATCCTAGGTGCAGTTATAGCGTAATTCATTTGAACTTTAGTGGTATCAGCAAATGGGCGTGTCATATTTTCCGACATTCCCCATTCTAACATAGTATTATTACCTAATACTTTAGCCCCCGTATAAAGCACTTCAATTGTTCTTGATACCTTATTAAAGTTATCATTTTCCGGTGGGTTAAAACTATCGGTTTTTTGAATAGATTTTTCTAGGCCAGACTCAGTTTGCTTTATTTTAAATACTTGGTTAGCATATGTCTTATATTCAAAGTATAAAACCTGAACAGTATTTTCGTCATAATTTCCCCAGCCAGTAACATATTGATTATTGCCCGGCATATTCTGAATGTTCTTTAATTCTTCTTCAGTTATACTTGGGAATTGTTTTTTAAGCTCTGGAATTGTAATTGCTTTAACTTCTCCAACATAATATATGTCTTCAAAGTTTGGATCTTCTGTATATGAATAAACCATATATGCAGGATCAACATAATCAACTACAATGCCATTTGATTTATTAAAGCTTGTTTTTACTGCAGCAATACCTAATACAGTAAGATCATGGTTAAATCTTCTTTTGATTAAATCATACTTATTAGCAGCCATAACATTATTTATAGCTTCTTCTTCTGCAATTTCAACGGATTGCTTATAGCTAAGCTGCATGTGTAATTCTAGCTCTTCTCTGCTTTCAGGTAATTCTTCAGCAGGTAATGATGAATTAGAAAAATCACCACCTAACAATTCATTTGCTTTTTGAATTAAATCTTGAGCAGCCATATCTCTCATTATAGATAGAGCATAGCCTGTTCTTTTCTTTAATGATTCTGGATCTTGCGAATAAGCTTTTATGTCATAAGTTTTTTGCGACATACCATTAACCACTATATCAACAAATTTTGATATAACCGGCACTGGCTTCCAATCTAAATTAAGATAAGACAAGTCACCATTAATGGCTAACTCATCTTTATATTTTTGAACCGATTGCTCCCCTCTTGCGTATAAACGTAACTGGTGAAAATTATTATAATTTGTTTGGTACCTATTACCATTAGTTCTGCCTTGGTCAAACCATTCCTGCTCTATAGCGTGGGCAACCTGAGTTCCGTATTCAATAGAAGCTTTCTCTTGATCGCTAACCACTTGGCTTGGAAAAGAACTATTAGTATTCGTTGTTATATTCATTTATGTTATAATTTTTGAGGTACTACCGTCATTGTTATATCTTTTAAAACCTAAATCAATTGATTTTCTTTCTATTCTATTAGCAGGAACATACCTATGTTTGTTGCAAGCCATTAAAGCTAAGCCGCTACTAATAGAGGCATCGTGTTTTGTTCTGTTGTTTATATTAAACCTCGCCCAGTCTTCTAATGTTCTTTGAAAGTACATATCGCCAAAGCCTGTATCTAATAACCCAACATAAGTTTCTACATATGATTCAATTGCAGCGGCGTGAGCTTGCTTTATATCTTCACTAGAGTTAGGTATTCCACCTATTTCTCTTTCTGTTACAGATAATTTATTCCAAACTTTATCAGGCCTGTTCATTGAGAACCCTCTGTAGCCTCTTCTTTTAAAGTGATATAACAATCTTGGTTTGTTATTCTCTGCTAGTATTGGCATACCATAAAATATGCAAGCCATTAAAACGTCTTCAAAAAATATTTCCGCGGTTTGTGGCCTGGCTATATATTCTAAAAAGAAATGATTAGGCGGCACATCTTCCATTGAAAACTTAGTTAACCCGTGCAGAGATCCATTAGAACCCCTCTGGTCAACTGTACCTGATATGTCATAACTATCACAACCAAAAGCACCTAAGTGCTCATTACCTGGCCATTTAGTACCATTCTTTATTATCACTTGATTTTGGAGATGTTTAGGTGGTACCCAGCTTATTCTAAATCTACCGTCTTTGTTAGGGCTAAATATTACCCTTGTGTCTTGTATACCATTCTCCCAAGCAAAACTACCAGTAGTTACAATTGAAGTATTTCTTAAATCTTCATTGTAGTCTATTTGCTGGTATATTTTTGTTAGATTAAAAAGAGATTGTTTTGCTTCATCTCTAAATGCGTGCTGCTCTGTTCTAGGGAACTGCCTGTACATTTCATTTAATCCGTCTTGATCATTTTTTAAACCGTCAACTTCATTTTGCCAGTGTTCTATAACACCATAATCGACTAACGAGCCGTCGGCAGCCTTAACTGGGTTTTTTGGCGTATCGAATACAGGTATTCCATAAGTATCAATGAATCCTTCGTAGTTCCATTCCATAGGTATGAACAAAGAATATAATCCTGAGCCAGTCTGTCCGTTGCGGTTTCTTTTGGTAACGTCTGAGTCATAGTAAAGCTTTTTAAAATTTTCACCACCTTTATCTAAAGCGTTTGAAGTAGATCCCATTAAACATTTGCCAATGATCCTACTACCTAATCTTAAAGTTGTTTTTGTAACCCTCCAGTTGTTTAATATATTATCCGGTCTTTCCCATTTACCGCTTTCATCATGTACTAAAAGTCGTAGTTTTTCACCGTCGTACGAGTTGTCCCCTGTGTTTTTCCAGTCGATCGTGGTGTCAAGCCCTTGTAATTCTTTTTTAGCAAGGGATACCTTATCGACGGACTTTCTGGTAATTTTGGACGCGGGTACACGGTAGGCGAGCTCGGTCTTCGGCCTGTCCATTCCGTCCTGAATTGGTTTGAAGAAGAAAGGATAGTTGATTGATATAGGTACCACCTTATCTGTAAACATCTTTTTAGCATCTGCGCCTGACTTGGATAAGATTCCGAATCTCGAATCAGAAGATATTGTTGCCATATGAACTGCTGCTCCGCTTGCCATGAAGCTAAAACCGGACCTCCTATTCTTAAGGTAGCACATTCCGAAACACCTACTGTCTGCCATGCAAGCTTCCCAGTGGAGGAAGAATAATCTGTTTGCTTCCCTAAAGTCTGGTTTCCCAATATCAATTTTGGTCCACTGCAAGTACATGTAATGAGCGCCAGTGATATAAGTAGGAATGCCTTTATTGTAAAACGAAAAGCCTTTTTCCCTGTATTCAAACTCTTGGTCAATATATTCATACCATTTGTTTTTAAAGTGATCAGGATAGGTGTCCCATTCAAATATAGTTTTAATCTTTGATAATTCTTTTGGAATACTATGGGCTTCCCAATACTGATCTAATTTATCTTTGGATCTTAAATAAGATTTGTCTATGTAAGGCAAAGCTATTTTTAATCCTTGTATTTCGTATATTTCTCCAATCTTTCCAGTCTTGCTTATAACAACAACATCGTGTTCTTTGTTATAGCCGTACTCCCATTTATTATACCTGTTTTGGGTTTTAATGGTTTTTGCTTTAATATGATCGGGCAATATTTTATATAGCGATTGCTCGTACATTATTTAGATCTACCTTCAGCAAATCCTCTGAAGCTTTTTTGCGGTGAATCTGCTGATTCATCATTTAACAATAGCTCTTCTTGCTCTATGCGAGAAAGTATTTCAAAAGCGTCAAATATTGCTAGCTTTTTTGTAGCGGCAGCATTTTTAAGTCTGTCAGCTGAAATATCATCATCTGAGTCTACGATCTTTTCTCTAGCTACCTTTATTAATTCCTCAACTGCTCTTTGACCAGCTAGGATTATATTCTTCTTCGTTTCCTTGGTATTCATATTTAATTACAATATCATTAGATTTCATACAGTATAATTTCTTGTCATCGACAACAAATTCAAATTCACTTCCTGGAGTATAACCAATAAGGTCCCCAGGATTGATTCCTAGCGCTTGTAAGGAACTATTACCGTATTTAAGTATACCAATAAGCTCTTGCTCTTTTTCAAGAGAAAAGCTATCTTTATTTTTAATAGGAACAACAAAACATCTATCATTAAAAGATTTCCAATTTTTATTATTTCCGTATAAATATATTTGATCTGGTGCAACAAAGTATAGCCCATCAATAAACATTGATCTACTATCTCGTTGGTTACCTCTCATGTCATAAAACCTTCTAAACACATTATGGTGAATTACAATAATATCACCTACTTTTATACCTGTTTCATAAGCTAAAGGAGTTGCTACTACTTCAGCGTAATTATTTACAGATTTAAAGCTTTCTATTGATGCGTTTACAATAAGCGTTTTATCTCCAACTTGCTTTTCATTATCATAGCGTTTGCCAACTGGCTCCACAATGAAGTCGTATATGCTTCTCATTAGTACTCGAGATCATACTCAACGGATATTGCCATGTTAGAATTAAACTTCTTCCATGGCATTACCTCGCTGTTCTTCTTTATGTGAATGTTATAAGAGTTGTCATCCTCGCTAAATAATATATAAGCTATTTCGTGGCCTCCATAAACAGACTGCCCCACAGCGTAATGCATAGCCTCGTTTTTATAATCAGAACCTATACTTATTTTTCTTATAACAGATGACATTATTCTTCTTCTTTAGTGATTTCTGTAAAAGATCCGCTTTCTATATCAATAGTAATAGCTCCGTATTCTTTTTCTAACTCAGCTTTGAAATCTTCAATTTCTTGATTCAAGCCAGCCTGCTTATGTAATAAGCCATGCTTTTGCACTTCTACAAAACCAATATCTTTTAAAATATCAGTTAATTGTTTTTGCTGTTCTTGAATTTTAGCTAATTGGTCTTTTGAAATTTCTTGTACTTTTTTCATTTGATTTAATTTAATTTGATTTATAATTATTGGTGTTTATTATCTCCAAATACTTTTTCAACGGATCTTCCACCAAAATACCCGCCGATTACTATACTTAATAATCCTGTTATACTGTCTAGCTCATAGCCTAAATACCAACCGGTTACATAGCTGATTGTTAAAAAAACCAATGTTAAAGGTCTTACGTTTGCCGTTAACCAGCCGCTTCTTGAATCAGCAACCCATCTTTTTGTGGTACCATCTATTTCAGCTCTTTCAATTTTTAACTTTTCAAGAGCTATTTTTTTATCTGTTTCAGAAAGCTCAGGGCTTCCATTAATCAAATCTGATATAACGTTACCAGGAAGAATAGCATCTCCAATAACCCCTAAGATAGAAGGAATTTTATTAATAAGAAACTTTCCTACGCCTGTTTCTTTAAATGGTTTTTTATTTTCCATAAGCTTCTTTTTCCCAAGGCAAATTTTTAGCCCCCTCTTTCATTTTTGACCTAGGGTATTTTTTGCCTTTCCAAAACACAGCGCCATCATTGTAATCAAGATCACCGCGTTTCATTTGATCTATGTGAACCTTCTCGTGATTAATTACTTTCTGTATTTGTTTTGGATCAGTTATATTCTTGTTTATTAATATACTGCCATTTTTGTCTGCTTTGCCTAAAACTCCTTTTTCTAAATTTACATTATAAATCGGAGTGTTATCAATTACATACGGAGCGCCTTTCAGTTTAAACGCCATTGTACGGAAACACTTTGTTTAAAGCTTCTTTTCTTTTTTGGCAACCGCAAGGGATATTAAGACCCTCTGATACCTTATCAACAACTGTTTTAATTCCAGTTGCTTTAGTTATCTTTTCTATAGTGTCGCCTAATCCCTTGGATTCCATAATGTTTATTTTTTATTTTTTTTAGCAATTCTGTTTTCTATTCTTTCAGCTCTCTTGTTTAATCTATTGTGCTTAGCTTTAGCGGCTCTACCTTCTGCTTGCCCTCTTGACCCAGCATTATAATCAGATTTTACAGCGGCTGCTTTGTTTTTAACTTTAGCTAATTTCATTTCTTTTCTGCTCTTTGGAGTATCAGATGATTTAATAGTCTTAGTAGATTTTGCTGCTGTTTTTTTAGTTAAATCAGAGGATAGCTTAGAGGCAGAAGCTGTTTTTATTTCTGTTCCAACGCCACCTTTGTTTTCTAAAGAAACTTTTTGTTTTTGTAAATTTGTAACACCAAGTTTGCTAGCTGCTTTTTCAAAAGCATTTCCAGTAACCTTCTTTTGTCTAGGAGCTGGTGAAGGAGTTGTTGTTTTTGCTTTTGGTTTTGTCTTAACAGGTGTTGTGTCAGCTATTGTAGGTATAGTAAAACCTCTTGGAGTTGTAGGGCCTTGAATAGAGCCAATTGTATTTGTTTTAGCAGAACTCGGAGGATCTTGATATGTAATTCTTTTCGTTACTCCTTCTACTTTTACAGTTCCTGTTGTTTTATCTCCAATAGCTTTCAATGGAGAACCTTTCATTTTAAATGGCATAGTTTTATTTTTTATTTGTTAATTAGCATTTCCACTTACGTCTTGCGATGTCATTTGGGCAATCTCCGTTTTTATCTGGATCTTTGCATTTTTTAATTCCTGCGGATCTAGCGCAATAGGATTCCTTACGCGGTCCACCGCCTGGTTGAGGCGCTTGTAAGTTTCCGCCAGTTTCCCTGTTGTACTTTCTTCTTTCAGCAGCAGACATACCTGCTTCGTATGGTTTAGTCCTTAAAAAAGGAGATTTGCTTTGTACGTATGGCATTATATTAGCTTATAAGTTGTTTTTCCTTTTATTTTAAATACTTGCATTACCCTCTTCCTGTTTTCATCTGGAGAAGCATAGCTTACATGCACCCAATCAGGGTTATCTTCAGATCCGAATTCCCAAATAAGTTGATCAAAATCTAAATTATTTTTAATGTAATCAAACATAGCTGCATTAGACTTGAAGCCAAAACTATCGTCAATGTCAATTGCTCTTCCCTCGCAATGCTGCGATTTGGCGCTCCCTCCTATAGCTAAGTTTAGTTCTTTAGACCTATAAAATGAATTTATTTTAATCGGTCCTCCAACCCACTCTCTTAGCGGTTCAAAAACGTTTTCAGCAATAACCTGCATATTTACTAAATGGTAATCGTCAGGCGCATTTTTTATATCTAACCTTAAAGCGG